CTGTTGCCGCTTGTCTGCATCGTCGAACTGCGGAACTTCCGGAATTACCGCGGTCATGTATAAGCCGAATAACTGTCCTTGCTGCTGGCCGAGTTGGATCATTACGCTGATCGGCGATTTTTGGCGTGCCGCTTGATACAACGCTTTGGTCGCCGCATCGTCCTGCTGATAGAGCGTGAAGTCGAGGGTCACTAACCGTAGACCTGGCGAAATTGCCAGCGGCAGATCGGCGCCGAATTCTTTTGCCCGCAGCTCGAGATTGTTCTCGAACGTCACGTCGGCCTTAGTAAGCGTGAAAAACCGGTTCGGAGTGCTGCCCAGCCAGACCTGCCCCAGATGACCGGGGATGATCGAATAATTGATAGGGCCTACCGCCGGCTCTGGCGGAAATGAACTTAGCCCTGCCTGACCGCCTTGGAAACTGGCACTATCCACCAAGTCCCGCGCCATGCCAAAAAAACTAAACTCGTGGAAGTCGCCGTTGACCTTGACCATCAACTTGTCTAATGCTGCTCCGCAAAGAATCCGTTGCACGGATGTTCCAGGGCTCCAGTAGTCAAATAGAGTGACACTCTTCAAGTCTTTGGCAGGAGCGTAGACGGCTGTCGGGCCGATCGGTGAGTTCGCCGCTGGCGTAGTGGTGAATGGCACGTTCAGTTGAACGGTGTGGTCGTCGATGATTACGGAAACGAAGCGAAGATCGCCGGCACCTGAGATCGCCTGACCCGGAGCGAGTCCATGCGGCGCAGTAAACGTAACTCTTCCTGCATCGGTTGCCGACGCGACGGTTCTCGATGCCGAAAGCATCGGGGTGGCACCCAGGCATGCTTGGAAGAGGGGCCCGTACGCAGGCTGGTTAGTTTGATCCGCCCAGCTCGTCATGTAGGTCTGAAGTTCAAAGCTGGTCTCCTTGCGGAGACCGGCCGGCTCCCCCACGAACGTTCTGGACCCCGTCTTGTCCTTGCGCTGAACTTTTTCGGTTTTCTGTTTCGCGGTTAGTTTTACCGCCGGGATCCGATTCCCGCTTCCAATCGCGCCCGCGTTGCCGTAACTCTGCTCCAGAGCGACGTAGAAACGATTGTCGTTCGATAGAATGTAAGTCATAATAATCCGGATGCCGATCGCCTAGTCCGTACTGATCTCCAAAACGAAAGTCACTTTGGCGGTCTGAATGAAATTGCGTCCTCCGTGTTTCACGGCCGCAAAAGCAACCTCATAACCTCCGCCATAAAATACGCCATCACCCCAGTCTCCGCGGTGATGGTCCAACACTTGCATAATGGCGTCCGTGTAGAATTGCAAATGAGACTCCATCTCCTCAATCCGATCCTGCGAAACTCTTACTTCCGCCACCATCTGAGCGTTCCCTGAGAATGTCCTGAACTTCTCCCGAAGCTGGTTCACAATCTTGCCGCAGTAGACATAGACGAGAGGGTATTTGCTCGGCGTGCTACGATCCGATAATTCCGGAGCGATATTCTGGGAAACGATCTGCTGCGTTGAAATCGCAGGCATCGTCGCTTGCTGCTGAGCGGACAACGCATCTACTGTGTCCGGAACGCCGCCGCTGGCGATAAAGACCGCCATCGCCTTCCTGGTGCTGATGCTGCCGATTTGTGGCACAGTCTAACCCCTCTCGATCAGCCGCTGATCCGCTAGAAACCAGGCCGGTTGTTGACCATCACCCGGCCGAATTCCCTGGGTCAGTCCGCCAACCAGGGTCCAGCTCGCACCAGCGGCAATCGGCCTCGCATTCTGGAGACCAAGTAAATTGGGAGAGGTTCCTACATAGGCGTTCCACGCAGTCGCGGTGGCGGGCGGGTTTGGAGAAGTTACAACCAGTTGCTGCCCATCCAGTGTCGAAATCTGGGCGATGTCGCTCGGGCTGCCTTCTTGTCCTTGCGCGTTCACCAACGTCACTGCTGTGTAAAACGTTCCGGCGGAAGCAGCTCCCGTTATAGTGCTCAGCGCCGGAAGACCCGCTCTCGGAATTGGGTTTGCCACCAGCCCTATTCCGATCTGCAAGTAGTCCTGAAAACTTCGCTTGGCCAGTAATTCATATTGCGACCATTTTCCGCGATAGCGGTCATTGAGTTGATTGTTGTAGGCATCGCGATAGACCAGCGCCAGCGCCTTATGGGCGTGCCATCGCCGCAACTCGCCAGTTACCGCAACATCAGTTACTCCAATCGTGCGCCTGACAGTCGTTTGAAAATCCCGCTGTGGAAACCGTCGCACCAGAAATAGAGTAAGTTCGGTTGCAAGCTCACTCTGCGCCAGGGCGATCTTGCCATCAAGATCGATGCTTTCGGTACTGACGACGTCCAGGATAGCGTTCTCGTAGTTTTGGAGGTCAATCATTTTGTTGATGGGACCGTCCGTAAATAGGGCCATGATTTCTTACCCGACGCCTACTTCTTGTCCGCGCGCGGTGACGTCTTATCTGAACGCGCGGGCGTGTTATCCGCAGGCGGCGGCGTGCTCTTGACCATGCGAAAATCGGCCTCCGATACCACGTTGACCTGGATCTTCTGCGCCAACGCCCGCTGCTCGGCTTCCCGACGTCCTAGTTCGATCACGCTGCGGAATTCGGCGCTTTCCTGAGGGGAAGCCAAGCGGGCTTTCCCTTCTACTACCAGCCTTGCCGCCATGTTCCGAGACACTTCGGACTTCTGACCGGCCCGTCCACCGTCGGGCGTCTCATTGCTGACCACCACGACATGGGGGTCAGCAATCTCCTGTTCAACTTTGCGCAGCTTTTGATAAAACACTCTCAGGTCCATTGTTTGTTCCTTTGTTGGATGTTGCTAAACCTGCGGGGAACGACGCAGACGACATAAGACGATCGTCTGCGCCACCCGGGCAAGCGTGCTGATTGTCCAGCTATTTCTGGACAGTTTCCTAGCTTTCGACGTGGACGCCGAAGCTGTTGCGCAGAACCGCTACTCCGTACAACACGTCGACAGTGAATTGCTGTGCCAGCGTGTTGGGCTGGTAGCTCATCACGACGCGGAGTCCGAAGTTGCCCAATTCCGCGTATTCGGCTACCGCTCCGGTGCCAGGCAGCGGCTGCGGCAGGCGACGAATCACCAGCCCGATCGCGTTCTTCGAAAATGCAGTATTGTGCGTTGTGACTGGACCACTCCCGGTCTTCGGCACAAATTGCGATCGGAATATGAAGAAGTCTTTCAGTTTCCCGACCGCGCCGTCCACCAGTGCTCGAAGCCCTGCTTCACCGGCCGTGTAGTACTCGCTGAAGCGAGGAATCTGGCGTAGCGCGGAGTAAGTCGCGGGATCCACGACCAGATACTTTGCATCGCTGGCGGGAACTTTGGCCTGGAACAGCGCAGTTTCCGCAGAGTCGATGGTGGCTTCGGTAATCGCAATTCCCGGCATGCCCACGGCCGCGTTAGCCGTGAATTGCGCGTACAGCCCCAATAGATCGGTTTCGATTCGTTCCGCGAGCGCCACTACCGCTGGTTGCATATACAGCTTCAGCAGGTCTGGCACCGCCAGAACCTTGGTGACGTCCGGAATTTGGAAGGTGGCTTCCGCATGGGTATTGAGCACGATCTGTGCATTACCCAGGTTCGGACTTTGCGTCTGTACCGTGCCGCCTTCCGCAAGATTATTAGCGATCAGTGTCGGAGGAATCGGTATGTTCACCGTATCCCCGGCCTGCGCTAACATCGGCTCATAGTCTCGATTGACCAAGTTGCCCATGATGAGATTGCCCGTAAGCGCGGGTAAGGCGTCCACGGCTACTAACTTCACGATCGCATTCGCTACATTTGCTGATGTAATTGCTGGCATCTGTCTTTCCTTTTGTTTGTTGATCTCACTCCGCGCCGGACCATTCGCCTGTCAAGCTACTGCCCGGCGATGCTTCAAAACCCTCGCAACGTCTGACTTGCTACGCGCGAGATCTCCTGGCGCATCTTCTCCAGATCCTCCGGATGCATTCCCGGCCGAATCTTCTCGAGATCGAGTCCACCGGCATTGTGCGCCACCTTTGACCCCGATCCCATACCTGAGCCGCCCGTAATGCGAGCCGGCAATAACTCCGGATTCTCTTGCACAAACTGGGTGAGGTACTCCTTGACGGAGACTTCCCCCTGTCCGCTTTTTGCCGTCAACCGGCCGTCTTCCCCGCGCTGGATGTCATCTTTAACCACGCGGTAGGCGAGGTCGATCTTGGCTACACCGAGCCGCTGCAGTTCCGCGCGGATCACCGAGCTGCGATCCGACTCTTCCGCCATCTGCCGGCTGCGCTGCGCTTCCTGAGCCAGATCGTTAAAGCGGCGCTCCAATTCTTCACGCCGTTTGCGCTCGTCCAGCAATTCGACTTTGTACGCCGGCTCGGCCTTGGCCTGCTCGGCACGCACGAACTCTTCAATCACCCCCCGAATCACCGAGCGCAATTCTGCCCCATCTGTCTTTACTTCGTCCATAGACCTCCTTCTTTCTTCGTAGCGCACGCACTCCTGCGTGCCGTGTCGAGACTCGTCTCGACAGACTCGTCTCGACACTTACCTCGGAAATCGAATAAATCACAAGCAAGCGTCGAGACGAGTCTCGACGCGGCACGCACGAGTGCGTGCGGTACGTCAACTTTCACTTCCTATTTTGCTTGGTCGATCTCGCGGCCGATCTTGTCCTTCACGTCCTGGCGCACGTCGCACAGAAACTGAAACGCGAGTTTTTTGAACACTTGCTTGGTCAATGTCGGCGAATTAATTCCCAACTTCAGTAGCCTCTCGGCCTCGCCAAGTTCGTTGCCAAAATCGCCGATGTCAAACTCATCCATGCCGG